CTTTTCACTTTTTTTGTTCGCTCAATTTTTCAATAACCCGGGGGTAAAACTTTAAAAACAGCTTAAAATGAGTAAAAACGCACAATTTGGGGATGACTTTTTATCGGATGCTGGCGAGGTTATCCTGGAGGCCCTGCTTGATCACTGCCGGGCGAAGATGAAGATGATGGACGCGGACCGATTCGAGCTGGCGATGCTGGCGAATAGCTTTTGTTTGTACGCGGAGAACGCGAAGGTATGCAAGGATGACGGGGTATCGATGACGATCATCACGGAGAAAGGCGGGGAGTACTCGCAGATCCGCCCCGAGTACACGGTGATGAAGAACGAGTACGGGAACATTCTGAAGCACGCGGGCAAGTTCGGGTTGAACCCTGGGGATCGGGAGAAGATTTTCAAAAAGATGACTGACAAGCCGAAGAAGAAAGACTTCTCAAACTTGAAGATTGCCAAATAAAAATTGGATGTATCCCGAGTCAAGACAGACAAAACAGAATTTTATATGGTTTTTGATGCAGAAAAAGCAAGATCAATGACGGACGCAGCTCAACCTGCCAAGCAAGTTTATTTAGAGAACGATTTTCATAAACGACTCGCTGACGCCATGAAGGACATAGAGAAAGCAGCGAAAGCTGGTGAATTCGAATGCCATTTTATTTGGAGACTACGGATCGATGTTCGCGCAGTATTGAGGGTTAGGGGATTTCGCGTAGAGGAAAGAGAACGAATGGATGTCGTGATGTGGGATATACCTCCTGAACCCGAAGCGGATCAACCGCCGGACTGGATAGGATGGGGTCCCAAAACAGAATCATTTTTCAAGCGAATTTTCGGATAACGCCATGTATCAGTCCGTGCACTACAGCCTTATCCTAAATGTCTTCCGCGGGCGCGATTTCATTAACCCGCGCCTTGTGGGGACTTACCCGCATGGCGGTGCTCAGGTCTATTCGTATGATGCGGTTTGGGTTTTAAAGTTTCCGAATTGAGCGCCGCCGAACAATACGCCCGCTGGGTCCTGGAGCCAGAGAATGTCCTAAAAACAGGGCATTTAATGAAGCTTTCGGCCAAACGGTTTATCTCAGATCTTGAGCGGGAGGACATCTACTTCTATGAGGACCAGGCCAACTTGCCCATCATCTTCATCGAGGAGAACTTAAACCACTGGGAGGACAAATGGCGCGGGCAGCCGGTCATGCTGGAGCCGTGGCAGAAGTTCATAATTCAGCAGGTGTATGGGTGGATCGTGGTGGAAACCGGGCTTAGGAGGGTCAAGATGGCGTTTATCGAGACCGGAAAGAAGAATGCAAAAACAGCAATGGCCGCGTTCTTTTCCTTGTTCCACTTGTTCGCCGACCGGATCAACGCGCCAAAGGTTTTCGTCGGAGCCACCAACCATGAGCAGGCAAACATCTGCGTAAACTACGCTGGTAAGACCATCGAGAATTCCCCAGTTCTGGCGGACTATATCGAGGACGACACGGTTAAGCTCAGCAAGTACAATGGAAAGATTCTTACGATTACCCACGAGGAGCGGGACGGGTTTATCGAGACCATGGCCAAAGAGCCGGAGGACCAAACAAAGAGAACAGCGGGCGGGAAGCACGGAAAGAATCCCTCTTTAGTCATCATCGACGAGTACGCGATGGCCGATAGTGACTCCCTTCTGAATGCCATGGAGAACGCGCAGGGGGCACGCGAGGAGCCATTGACGGTCTGCATAACCACCTCAGGACCAAAGAAACAAGGGCCATGCTATACGAAGTTGAGAAAAACAGGGATAGATATTATGGAGGGAACGATCGAGGATGATACTTACCTGGCGTTCATCTTCGAAATGGATAGACCTATCGGGGAAGATGGAAAGCCGTTCGAACTTACGATCGGTTACTTGATGGACCACCCTGAAATCTACCAGCAGTCGAATCCTAACTACAAAGTTTCGGTTTACGATCACTTTTTAAAGAGCCAATTAACGAAAGCCAAGAACGAAGGCGGAACAAAAGAAGTAGACGTTCTGACTTTCAATTTCAATATGTGGGTGGATTCACCCACGACGTTCATCAGCGCCGAAACCTGGAACGCCAATGCGCATGGGACCGATGAAGACGAACTTGAAGGGCAGGTTTGTTACGGAGGGATCGAGCTCGTCGGCGCGAAAGGGTTAAGCGCTTTTGTTCTTGTATTTCCCGGTGACATCGTAAGGGTTAAGGTGTTTTTTTGGATGCCCCGGGAGTACATTAACAACAACCCGGATAAGTTCGATGGGTACGGGAAGTGGCTCGATTACATCAAGGTTGATGAAGGGAACACGGTGGAAAACTCCATGGTGATCGACTGGCTTTCGGAAGAAATCGGCAAGTACTACATGCACTCTTTCGCCTTTCCGAAGATCAAAGAAAATAACGACATTGTGCAGGGGTTGATTAAGATGGGGATAGTAGGTAACCCGTTGTCGCAGACGGTCGGTGGCATCGGGGACCCTACTTCACAGTGGGAAGATTTGTTGACAGCTCACAAAGTTGAGCACTTCAATAATCCTGTCTTAACTTGGATGAATGGAAACTGCAATGTGATTCGGAAAGAGTCAGGGATAAGGATAGAGAAGAGTGAGAGCCGGGTGGTGGGGATTTCGGCGGCGATCAGTGCGATTGCACAATGGAAGACTATCGAGACAGAGGGTGGCGGTGATATTGGGATACTTTATATATGAACCAGGATAGAGAATTTCATGAGAAGTTTGTTAAGGATTTCGATCTGAAGAAACAGATTGAATATCTCACGTCTCCTGAGTGGATTAAGAATATGCCAGCATGGGAAGATGATGAGAAAATTGTAGAGATAGCGACTCGTTACCCACATTCTATAGCCGTCGTAAGATATATTTATGATGTGGTTAAAGATTACAGTATAACAGAAAAAATATTGGATCACTCCGCCCAACGAGCATTATCGCCTTATGTCATTCTGAATTTATTGATTGAAGATGCGCGAATGATTAACGAACAGGCCGAAAGGGAGAAACGTGAATCTGATCTCAAGAGACTTTCTGTAGCCTTAAAGGAATTGAATGAAGTTAACGCGGCGTCCAAGTTCATTACAACAGCAAAGGGCGCAGGGCCTAGATTCCATCCAAAGAAAAAGAAACGGAAATGAGCGATCTGAAATATATGCCCCTTGAAATGACAGATGCTGAACGCCAATTTATGCATGATTGCGGCGGCACCATGGATCTAATCAATAAAGCATTTGGCATCCCTGAATCCAAAATTATGAAGTATGAGAGGGCTACTGTTAAAAATGCCTCATATCGAGATAGTGAATTGTACAAGGACATTATTGATGATCTGCGTAATGATCTTGTGAAGGCGCTCAATAAACAGATGCAAGCCAGGATGAAACGCCATCCAAGAAAATTGAAAAAGGCCCTTAAAAAATCTGGCAGATACGTATCGTTCGCATCAATGAGGAATCTAAAAATTGTGATGAAATGACCCACTACGCACGTGCCCACAATCAAGGCTGGTATATCTGGCGCAAATCCGATTCTGGGTCGGTGCTTTTCTGTGGCTGGTTCAAATCGTTTTCGGGGATCGAGAATGTGGAGGTTGTGAGCTAACTATTTTTTCTTTTTCCGTCTCTTCACCATGTTGTAACTATGGAACGAGCTGTAAGCGGAGAATCCAATTTCCTCATTCGTTTTTTCGAATGCTTCTTGCATCGACCTGGCGGCCGGGAGGTTTTTGTTTAACTTCTCCGTGAAGAAATCGAACAGTTTCTTGTCCAAATCCGGAATGTTTCCCACAAGTTAAACATTGTTTCACTATTTTGGAAGTTTCCTGCCCTCTTTTGTCCCTCAATGGGGATAAAGCAATTTTTCCACGGCGTTGGCAATGTTTTCCGTAACATCAGTTACCGGTCACAGCAAGTCTTTTCCCTATTAAATGGCGATTTCGCCCGCTGGTGGGTCGGTGCTGATGCTGACGACCTATGCAAAACCATCAGCACGAAGGACGCCATGCGACAGGCCACGGTCTTTACTTGTGTCCTTGTCCGCGCCGAATCTCTATCCACGATGCCCGCGAGTGTCAAGCAAGACACCGATCAGGGCTCCCGCACCGCTTACGAACACCCTGTTTACAACCTCATTCATAATAGGCCGAACCCGTTTCAAACTGCTGCTGATTTCTGGAAAACCGTCTGCGCCCATATCGACTTGTACGGTAACTGTTTTGCTGTAGTGACATACACCCGTGCGATGAGGCCAAACCGATTAGACATTGTGTGTGATCCCTTGGGAGTTCAGATTATGGTAAGTGATTCGGGCGACGCTTATTATCAGCATGGAGGAAAGCGGTACGCGTTCTGGGAAATGCTGCACTTTAAAGACCTTTCCTTAGATGGTTACTATGGGATTTCGAAGATTGGATACAATGCTGAGACCATTGGATATGGTAAGAAGCTCAAAAAATATGGTTCGAATGCGATCGGAACAAAACCCCCTGGATACTTCTCAACCGAGGCTCATTTCGACGTAGTTAAGAAGCAGGAAGGCAAACTTCAGGACGGTTGGCGAGAAAATATTGATACCGGCAAAACTCCGGTATTGCCGTTCGGCCTGAAATACAACCCTTTAATGATCACCCCGAGCGATGCCCAATATCTTGAGGCTATCAGCGCTACCGATCAGAACATTTACGGCATCTTCCGCGTGCCGCCGTCGCTGGCTCAGAACTACCAGCGCGCTACATGGGCGAATGCCGAACAGCAGGATTTGACCTTTGTGAAGTATACTCTACTCCCAATTGTGACCAATATCGAGCAGGAATGCAATTCAAAACTGTTCGCCGAATCCAATGCAACCTCCCGTACTCCTTATTATGTGAAGTTCAACGCCAGCGCGTTGCTCCGCGGGGATTTCAAGACCCGAACAGAGGGTTACCGGACGCTTTTCAACATTGGAGCGATCAGCGGAGACCAAATCGCCGAATTGGAAGACTGGAACAAGTGGGAAGGCGGCGACAGACGTTATGTACCCGCAAATATGATTCCGGTCGACCGCGTGGATGATTTCGTCGATACCATGACCGAACCGGCTACTTCCAGCGCATCAGATCCGGGCGGTAGCCAACAACAACGGGCTTTGGATCACGCTATTAAATTGAATGGACACCATAAAACCAACGGCCATGAAGCTTGACTATATCGAAAAGATCGATGGCGCGGAACGGCGCTACGCCCAACCCAATAAGGTGGAGGTTCGTGCAGAAGGGACAGATATTTTCTTTGAGGGCTACGGCGCGACTTTCGGAGACGTGGCTGACCTTGGGTGGATGTCTGAGGAAATCGACCCGCTAGCGTTTTCTGAGGTGATGGGCGACGACGTACGGGGATTGTTCAACCACGACGACGACCAGGTGCTGGGCCGGACGGCTTCTGGAACGATGACTTGGACCATCGATAAGACAGGCGCAAAATACTCCATCCGCTACAATCCCAATGACCCTGATCACGTGCGCGTGATGGAAAAGGTCAAACGTGGGGATGTTTCCCAGAGCTCCTTTGCTTTCTCGGTGAAAGACGATCGCTGGGAGACCAGAAACGGTAAAGAACACCGCACCGTCCTCAGGATCAAACGACTTTACGATTTCTCACCGGTGACATACCCGGCTTATCAAAATACAACGGTTGCAAAGCGGTCTTATGAGACCACGCACCCGGACAACACAAAAGACTTAGCAGAAATGGACCTTGATGCCATGAAGCGAGATTTAGTTAAAAATAAAATCATAAAACAATGAAAAGACTGAAGCACTTGCTCGAAGAGCGGTCAAGAATAGAAGGCGAAATGAAGGCCATTTTTGACAAATGTGAAACTGAACAACGTAACCGGACTCCGGAAGAAAAGACCAAGTATGCCGATCTGCAAAAACAGCTTGGCGACCTGGCCGACGAAATCAAAGACCTTGAAGCCCAGGAAGCCCGCGACAAAGCCGGCGCAAAACCTGTTGCCGGCGCGCCCAATGCAGGTGCCGCCGCAAACCCGGCCCCCATTGTGATCGAAGATCTTTCGGTCCGCGCCAGCGTGGCAAAATGGGTGGAGAGCAACCGGGAAGCCATCACCAAAATCAAAGAAGGCCGCAGCAAGCAAGACCTTCAGGTGATCGAGGTTGAATTTCGCGCCGCGAACTCTCCTATGACGCCAGCCAACACGGCGACCAATACCATCACCACCAGCGCGATCCCTGCTTTGCAGAACGGCGCTCCGATGATCGATCTTTTACGCACTCAGCCCACCCTGTGGGACCTGTTGCCCAAAGGACGTACCTCCCTGGAAACGTATCCATGGGTGAACAAGAAAGTCCCTGCCGCCTCCGGTGCCGCTGACTTCCTGGCCCCGGGCAGCGCGAAGCCTCCCGTGTCATTCACTTTGGAGGTTGAGAAATCCAATGCCAAAAAGCCCGCCGTGTCCATGAAAGTGGCCACCGAGCTTTTGGATGATGTGGACGGTATGACTTCGCTTATCACCGGCGAGCTCCAGTATCAACTCAAAGCCCATATCAACAGCATCCTTATGGGTGCCGCCGCCGCTTCCGCTACGGACCCGGCCGGTATCCGTTCGTTCGCTGTGGACTACACGCTTACCGGTGTGCAAACCACCAATCCGAACAACTGGGATGCCGTTCGTGCCGCTGTAGCACAGCTCCGCGCCGCCTATGTTGAAGGCCCTATCCTGGTTCTTATGAACCCGGTAGACGTGGCAAACATGGAGATGTCGAAAGCCATCAGCCAAGGCCAATATTTGGGTCTGAACCTTCGCCCTGTTGGCGGCGGTGCATTCATTACCGAGGACTACAACGTAATTGTAGGAGATATCATGGTGATCGCGTTGGACTACCTGAAAACTTTGATTTACAAGGATTTCAGAATCGCCTTCGGATGGGAGAACGACGACTTCACCAAAAACTTGGTGACCGCCATCGCGGAGACTCGTTTCCATTCGTTCCACAGCGACAACCACGCCGCTGGGTTCCTTTACGAGCAAATCGCCGACATCAAAACTGCAATTGCAATTGTCTAATCAATAATCACCATGGCAAAACCAAAAGCAGAAACACCTCAAGATGAGAAAGTCGAAAAGCCCGAAGAAAAGGCATTCGAAATTTCAAAGGACTCAATGATTGATGTTTCGGTGACCGTAATTTCTCAAGACGGTGACCCGTACCACGAAACCGGTGCAGAATTCGAAGTAGGAAAAAAGACGGCTAAAGAGCTTGAGGCTCGGGGCTGGGTAAAACTGAAAAAATGAAAAAACTTATCATACTCGCGGGCCTGTTGGTAGCCTTCACGGCCGCGCAATGCCAGGTGGGCAACTTCCTGAGCGTTTATAACTTAACGTCGGACACGGTGACAAACACGGCCACGCAGTACATGCAAAGCCCGTTGGTTTCAGCAGCTCCAGCCACCACCACAACCATTTGGATCGCGGTAACGAAGATCTCCGGCACGGTCGGGGGTACAATTACGCTCCAGGGGTCTTTGGATGGCACCAACTTTAAAGCGCTCAACACGGTAGGCACGCAAACGGCTCTGGCGACTATTACGGCCACGGATGCGACGAATACCTACCATTACATTCTAACCGGTAGCCCTTTCACTTACTATCGAGTGAGTTGGACCGGCACGGGTACAATGGCAGCGTCGTTTAGAGCCTACATTTTCCGGGCGAAATGATTGTCCGCTTGATTGAAAACTTTGGCGACCTCGAAAAGGGGCATTCTTACGATGTTTCTATCGAGCTCGCCAAAGATTTGATCAAGCAAGGATATGCGGTAATCCACCGAGAGAACACAAAGGATAAAAAAGCAACGGACGCATTAAACGCCGCGAGGGTCAAAGATGACAAGTAATTTGGTAACGATAACGGAACCGCAAGTAGTGACATTGGCCGACTTTCGAGAGCATGCCAAGCTGGATAATGACCAAAGTCAGGATTCTAGCTTAAACACGTTCTTGAGCGCGGCAACAGATCAATGCGCGCAGTATACCCGTCGAACGTTACTCAAATCCACCTGGCGGGCCGTGTTCCGTAGTTTTTCAGACACATCTTTTGATATTACTCCGGTGGATTTAACCACGGTCATTATAAAATATTACGACATTGCCAACGCTATACAGGATTTGCCAGCAGATAATTATGAGATCACTGACAATGGTCCGGATGATTATCTGGATGTGAAGTTCATTGCCCCGCTTCCTAATTTGTATAACCGGAAAGACGCGGTTGTCATCGAGTTCGCGGCAGGGTATGGAATTCAGAATCTTCCCTACGGAATTAAGCTGGCGATTCTCAAACAAGCAACCACTTCACTGGAAAGTCGCCAGGATGAAGTGGAGGGAAACGTGAGCACAGTGTCGATGGGGTCTCATCAGTCAATGTTTCCTTACAAAATGCTGGGATGACAAAGCTTTTGATCTTCCTCGCCGTTTGGAAACGTCCCGAGATCACGGAGATCTGCTTCATGGGAATCAACCGACTTAAAAAGTCGCGGCTCTTTGACATTGAAGCTTTTGCTGTGATCTCGGAGGCATCCATGGCTGGGCTGTGCAGCAAATATGGAATCAACTATTGCTTCCATGAAAATCAGCCGCTTGGGGAGAAGAAAAACTTTGGACTTGGACAGGCGATGGAATTCGAATGGGATTACACGGTTGAAATGGGCAGTGATGATGTTTTGAAAGACGAATATCTCTCTTACATCGCTCCTCATATCGGCCGGGAAATGATCGGTATCAATAACGTGGCCTACATCAACACAGAGACCGGAGACTGCCGAGAGTATCAGACAAATGACAGTTTCGGCATGGGTCGGGCTGTGAAGAGAAGTGTTTTTGAGCGATGGGGAACCAACGTCTGGAACCCGAACATAAACAGAGGCCTTGATGGCAGTTCAAATTTGTTCTTTGGCCGGCGCGGAGTGATGGAGAAAAAAATAAAGTGCTCGGAGCCGGTCGGGATCGACATCAAGAGCCCGACTAACATCTGGCCATTCCGTTACGACATCGGCAAAGAGTATGACATCGAAAAAGCGCTGTCAGGACTGAGTGAAGGAGAGAAAGAAGGCATAAAAAACTTGATTCATGTTACGGTCTAGCCTTGAAGTTGGATTGATGGATCGGAGAATAACGATTCAAGCCCCAATTGAGACGCTTGACGAATACAACGCGAACGAAACAACTGGATGGACTGATTTTTACCCTGCCTGGTCGGAAGTGAAGGAAGAGAAAGGAAGAGAAAATTTTGAATCTGATCAGATCACACCAGTACGAAACACGATTTTCAAAGTCCGGTATAAGGCCGGCATAACGGAGAAAATGAGGGTCCTTTATAATACCCGGTACTATGATATTCAATCCATCACAGAACCGAACAGAAAGGGGACCATTGAAATAAAGGCTAAACTTTTAGATGAGGTATGAGCGTCAAGATACTAGGCATGAAAGAGATACAGGAGGCGTTTCGAGGGCTTCCCCGCCAGTTCACGGACAAGCTCATGCAAAAAGCCAACGTGAATGCAGCGCGACCTTTGGTTGATCGGATACACAGGCTTGCGCCAGTTGGTTTAACCGGAAACCTGGCCGAATCCATTGGGATAGTGAAGTCAGGATCCAAGAATCAAGGCCGACTGGGTGAAATATCCGTAGGACCTCGCCGTAAAGGTGGGTTTAAAGGCTACGCAGCTCACTTGCCTGAGTACGGAACGAAGCCCAGACGAACCAGAAGAGGCGCGAACCGTGGGGTAATGCCCGCGCGACCTTATGAAAGGCCCGCTTTCGACCAGACCAAAAACGAAGTCATGGAAAGAGAGAAAACGGAACTGTCAAAGGTAACCATCGCTTACCTGAAACGAACGGTACGATGATCAGCGGGGTAATTGCTTTGGCGGTGGCGGATGCAACGGTGCAGAACCTTGTGGGGACAGCAGGAACGAACCCGCCAGCGATAAAGGTTTATCCTCTGTTCGCTGAACAGGCTGAAAATAGACCTTACGTGACCGTCAGGAGGACGTCGGCGGTGGGAAACATCGCAAAGAATGTCAAGAGCGATTGCGATACAACAACTTTTGATGTTTGCGCCTACGCGGATACTTATAAAAAGGCATTTGACATCCTAAAGGCTATACGCGCTGTGATTGAAAATTACACGGGTACGTCAGCAGGAGTAGACATAAAGAAAATTTGGTATGTAGGGAGCGGCGAAGACCTCTACTACGCAGAAGATAAAACTTGTATTCTTCGCGACACTTATTCAGCCAGACACACGCCATGATGGTCAGATTGCTAAAATCGTATGTCATGCGCACCGGAAAGAAGATGCCAATGGGTGCAGTTTTCAACCGAAGACGAAAAGAGGCTGAAAAAATGATTGTAGATGGAATAGCTATGGCGTATCAAGGTGGTATGCCCCCAAAGAAAATGAAAACAAACCTTTTTAATCAAAATGCCAACATTAGGAACAGTAGAGGGTAACATTCTCCTTCTTTACGTGGATGGGGACCCCATAGTTTGTACGACAGAGGCCTCTTTCAGTTTCTCCAGGGAGATCATTGAAGCTACCTGTAAAGACAACAACGGTGCAAAGCAATACAAGGTAGGAGGCACGGACGGAACGTTCAGCGTTTCCGGTCTGTGGAAGTTTGACGGTGCTTATCAGATCGAAGACTTGATGACTCTGTTTTTGAACGGCACCAAGTTTACCGCCAGATGGTCAACTGACGTAACTGGTGATTTCTTCTTGGAAGCTGATTGCTATATCACAACCATCGGAGGTTCGTCGCCTGTAAATGACAATGTGAGCTTTGATGCAACATTCCAAATCACCGGAACCATTACAAAAGGAGACAACACATGATCGGAAGTGGAGTTTTTGAAGTCGAGATCAATGGCGAGACTATTGGGTTTGAATTTGGCATGCTTGCTTCTTCCTATACAGAAGAGGAAAGTCAACTACCGATCCTGGCAGTCTTCCAGCAAATCGGGACCGGCCATGGCTCCCGGCATGTACTGAGTTATTTCTATGGTGGCGCACGCGCATACAATGAGTTCAGGGAAATCAAAAAGAAGGTCACCGTTCCGATGGTTTCCAAGTGGATTGAGGCGATTGGCCTTGAGAAGGCGATGGAGATCTACATTAAGTCGATCGATTCGTACCTACCAAAAAACGGCCAAGCCCCGAAGGAAACAGCGGGGCATTTGGAATAAAGGATTTGTACGATTATGCCCGCATTAACCTGGGGTTGTCTTCGAAAAAGTTCTGGCGCTGTTCCTGGTATGATTTGAGCCTTTTAACGGAGCGTAGGAACCTGGAAATAGACCGGGACAAAGAAAGGGAGGAGATGGAGTGGGCTCGGATGAGGATTATGTGGGCCGATTTCGGGAATGCTCACCGGTCGAAGAAAGACAAGATCAGGCACCCAAAGGATTTGATAGAGCTGAGCTTTGATAAAAAGGACAGCGCAGAGAACAAGGTAAAAGTTATCGACATGGAGGCGGTAAAACGCCGTCTCGGGTCTAAGATAAAAAAGAAATAAAATGGCGCTTAGAGACATTTTGGCCAGCATGTCAGTTCTGATCTCCGGGGGCGTCTCTCCTGAGTTTGGAAAGTCTTTAACCACCGCGAACAAACAACTCGGAGTATTCGGAAAAACTGCCGAAACCGTCTCAAGTCAATTAAAAGGAGCGATCGGGGCCGTAAGTTTCGGTCTGATCGCAAAACAAGTCATCGACGTCACCTCTAATTTCCAAAAGTTCGAGGCTGTTCTTACAAATACCCTCGGTAGCGGCAGCGAGGCGCAAAAGGCCCTGGCCAACATCAAGGATTTCGCAGCCAAAACGCCATTTTCCGTTCAGGAGCTCACCGGATCATTTGTAAAACTTGCGAATCAGGGATTCAAACCAACGACTAACGAACTTCGTAAACTTGGGGACCTTTCATCATCCACAGGAAAAAGCTTTGACCAACTCACGGAAGCGATCATTGATGCGCAGACCGGCGAGTTTGAGCGATTGAAGGAATTTGGCATCCGTGCCCAAAAATCAGGCGACCAGGTGAAGTTTACCTTCAAAGGGGTCGAAACTCAAACCAAATTCACCGCCGACGAAATCAGGAAGTATATTTTATCCCTGGGAGACCTCGAAGGTGTCAGCGGGTCTATGGCGGCCATTTCCCAGACCCTGGGAGGACGCATTTCTAACCTCGGGGATGCATTCGATAATCTTTTGTTGACCGTTGGCAACCTATCTGGGGGGCCTCTGAATGCCATTATTGAATCCCTTACTCAACTCACAAAAGTAACAGCGAATCTAGGCAATGAGCTTGAATTAAGAAAAGCCAGCTACGGCATAAAGCGGTTTGATGAGCTTTCACAATCGGTTGGTGAATATGCATTGGCAACCGCCAGATTGAACGGTGATAAATTGGTGAGCGAAATCATTGCTCCATTTGACAAAATATCTAACACTGACCTGATTGCAAATGCTAAAACAAACCTACGATCTTTCATAACAGCGCTAACCAGAGAAGGTGCATCTGTCGAAGAAGCTACTTTTTTATGGAATGCATACATTACAAAACGAGTAGAGAGCATTAAGGCAGACAGACAGGCAGAAAAGGAAGCATTTAAAGCCCAGATAAAGGCACACCAGGCGGCCGAAAAAGCGAAGCAAGATTTGATAGATAATGCCTCTATAATTCAAGGCATAGAATTAAGCTTAAAAGACCTTGAGGATCAAAAGAAAGCCTCATTCTCAACAACCGAGATAGCCGGATTCAATGCACAGATCGAGGCATTAAAGGAACAACTTGATTTACTTAATGCCTCTCATCCATTGAGCGAGGCATCAAAACATTTAACAGATCAGTTGCCGTCCAGAACGCTTAAAAAAGCAACACGAAATTCGTTCACGCCGTCAGGATTGACATTTTTATCCGACGCCAATGCAAATACCGACATCGCGGGGGCCATTATAACCAAGGCTCCAGATGCTGTTGACGCACTGGATGGCATTTCAAAGGCCTACGAAAAGAGCGGTCAGGCGGCCCAGGATGCGGCTACAGCATCAGCAATCGCTCTGGATCAACAGATACAAAAACAACAGCAACTTGCCGACACCGCCGCACGCGCGGGAAGCATTATAGGTGATTCAGTTGGTGATGTGATAAGCGGTCAAAAAAGTGTTTTGCAGGCTGTAAAACAAGTTACGGGGGAGATCATAAAGCTCTTCCTTCAACAAGCCCTGGCCGGAACTATCGCAGGAGCCGGTAAAACAGGCGCGCCGCCGCCAGTAATTGTGGCTTTGGCTGCTGCAGGCGTGGCTGCTATTTCCGCTTTGTTCTCTTCTGCTGTCGGTGGCGCAGGCGGAAGTGTATCAGCATCTGCTGGTGGAGGCCGGGCAACAACACAGGCGGCCAGATTCTCGCCCGTAGGACAGCAACAGGATATTGTGGTTACCGGCCGACTCGTAGCCAATGGTCGCGAGTTGGTGGCCGTAATCGATTCTCAGAACAATAAAACAGGTAGAACAGGGTGAGGACGCCGGTTTTAATATATCGCATTGACACAGGATTTGCCGCCACATGGTACACGGAATCGGGTCCTATTGATTGGACTATCGGCCTATTTGTGCATATTATTATCGACGACATTACCGATGTCGTTTCCATCGAGCTTCATTCTGGGACAGACCCGGATACCGGATTGCTTGGGGGAGGTCCGATTATAAGCGGCCCCGATCTCTATTTCAATGCCAGCGTTGGAACATTCATTACTGGGTATGGTGGAGTAGCCACTATCATCACACCTCAGCCGTACTATCAGCGCTGTGATTTAACCACGCTAGTGAAATTCTCGCCGGTTGGTAATTTCCCTTATGGGGCCATGTCTTACATCCCTGGTGCGGCTGAATGCCAGTACACACCGGTTTGTGATCTTGAGTTCTCGAGCATTTACACAGTGGTCAGGCCAACAACAGCAGTTTCCACAGACGGGCAAATACATGTCACCGCTACCACTTCAAATGGAGTCCCAAAATTCGCACTAAACGCCGATTTCGATTATAACACAGAGGGTCAATTAACCGGCGATTTTACAGGACTCGCCTCAGGCCTATACACGGTCTACGCGAAAGACCCTATCGGGTGCCTGGATAACATCCTAATCAACCTGGAATTTAAACCAGAATATGGAATTAAGTACCGGATGGAGTTTGACGATCTCTTGGAAGAAAGCCAAAAACATCACAGGGTAGATATTCTGGAACGAGGGTACGAAGGAGAATTGGAAGAAATATACGAGGGAGCAACTCCTATCCTACTGCGCTACAACGGAAATGCGAATGATCCTAACATTGTCATTTATCCGGCCGAGATAACGCTGACTTTAATGTCTGAGACTCCCGGAAAGTTCGCTGAATTGTTCGGACCGGATGACAGAAAGTTCAAGGTCATCTACTATGTGGATAATGATCCTCAGCCATTCTTTATCGGATTCATACTCAATGAATTCTACACGGAACCATATATCCACGAGCCTTTCGAGGTGTCGGTTACAGCAACTTGTGGCCTAGGCGAAATGAAAAACTATGATTTCGTTGATGACAGCGGCAACAAGTTCAAAGGTAATCTTCGTGTGATGAAGATTATGGCAGATATTTTCAAGTTGACAGGACTACAATTGCCAATCAGATCAACCATAAATGTCTTTGACGAAGGAATGGACAAAAACGAATCAGGAAATATTCAGTTTTTACCACCTCTTAATGATCCTGGATGGACAAACCAGGGCTCTGGAGATGATTGGATTTTGGATGGCGCAGAGATTTACACAACACTAACTACGGGATCAAGCAAAGAGTATACTTACAATTTGCCTATCTCATCTCAACCCGGTGCATATTCATACATGATCAATCGGCAATCATCCGGATTCGCTCCCGGTGATAGTCTTAATTTACATTATAATTTTTATGATGAATTTGGAGTATTGTTGGGTAATCCTACAACTACAGAATTCGTTTCGTTTGATTTTAATATCAGTTACCCATATGGGGCAACCGCCCCTGTCAGGGTGGCTAAAGTTGGGATAGTAGCTGAGGTGAATAGCGGAACAGGAATGACCATGAGGATTCATGACTTTCCATTAACTGGACCGGCCGTTGTTTTCAGCGAGGACCCATTCGACCAACTCTATGTTGACTCAAGGATTTATCTTGACAGCAAAGGCACGCCGACAACTTGCGACAAAGTTTTGCAATCATTCGCGGATACGATTCGCGGCGAAATATTCCAGTCCATGGGTTATTGGTGGATCGTTCGTAAATCTGACCGCGTAAGAACGATCAACTTCAGACAGTTCGATTACAACGGAAATTATGAAAGCTACGGAACGCTTGACCCGTTGCTCGAATTGAAGTATCCATCAGACACTAATCGTTTGGCATGGCGAGATAAATCTCAGGTGCTTTCATTCCTTCGTAATTATGGCAAGTTCACAATAACCCAAAATCTTGGTAAAGATGGAAATCTGATCGATGAGGGTAGATTTGAAGAGGATGATTTAGTCGATCTTGGGTCGGGGAATAAAATGTTTAAGAACTGGAACTTCATCATTAACCAGCCAGGGATCACTTATGGATTGCAGAAGGTTGACAATGGCGAAAGCACGGGAGCATTTTTTGCTGATTATACAAGGGCCACTGGGCTTCAAAATGATAGTAAACTTTATTCCGTAGAGGTCCCTTTTGAAGGGGGGGCACCAGATCAAATAAGAATCAAATTTCAATATCAGGTATTGCCGACAAACAATGTCCCTTGGATCAGGATTTCATGGGAATTGAAGATAACAAGTGACGACGGACTGACAAGCATTTACTTCATAAACTACAATGATGATCCAGGATTCAATAAGTGGGAATCAACACCGTACAAGAATGAAATTTATGTAACTGACTACGGATCATTCCAAACACTGGATGTAACGGCATTGGCTAGTAACAACGGCGCACCTATTGGAAGCGGCAAAATTCAAATCTCCTTTTATATGCATAATCATAATGGGAGAGATTTTGAAGATATTACTGATTTAAAAACTTTTGACCTGGATGCTTATCTGGAGCCTCAAGGGCTACAACGTTTAGTCGCTGAAGATTCTGACTCAAATACATATTATTATAAATCAGAATATTCAACTGAGGCTGAGGATCTTCCAAATATAGTAAGGCCAAATACATTTTCTGGGGCTGGATATTTATGGAAGTTAGATAAGATTGTAAACATTGGAGCCTTTACTGGGCTAGTCCAAAGATTTTTGATAGATAATGTATCTATTGCCTATCTGCCCTGGACAAGCCAAGGTGTAAATCTTGACCCTTCAGAAACACTTACCTTCGAACATGAAGTTAGCAAACTGATAAAGTCAACTTTCGAAAAAGAAATCATCCTTGGAGACATCGTAAACATTCCAAATGCTGCCAATCTGTATAGAGGGTATTTTAGATTAGAGGATGGTACGCCGACAAATAAATGGGCACGCGACGGAGTTGCAGAAGAAAAGTATTTAGGCGAATTGCTTTTGGATGACTATGTGGGTCAGTTCAGCGACCCCGCCAAAGCACTTTCAGGACGAATGATAAGCGATGTGGTCTACCACTTCATTCACTGCATAAGGAACAATATTGATTTAAGCCGATACATCGCGATGACTTACGAGTTTGACGCGAAGCAGGCAAGTTACCAAGTCGACTTAATAAGAATTATCGCTGGAGAAGATGGGGAGCCGGTGGCTTCAGGCGAGTTTCATGAAGACGAATTTTCGGACGACTTTAACACAGGATCATAATGCCAACAATAATTAGAGGCGAGAACGCCCTGATAAGAAGAAACCTACTTGCGTCCAACGGAACTACGCCGGTGTTGCTTTCATCGCTGGTTTATCTATCGGCTCAGATTAAGCAATTCGGTATAGTGATGGCAGAGTACATCATGACGCCAGAGCAAGACCCTATTCATGCGGAGATACGCGAAGGGCTCATCCCTTCGCAGGTAGAGGTAGAGATTACAAAAACACTGAGTGATCGATTTAAAGAAGGGCCTGTTACGATGAAATTATCTATGGAGCAGGCAGACGCTGAGTTTGATGAAGATCAAGAGTTAAGGGATATAGACGAGTTTGAAATATTTACTGTGGAATGATTTCGGAGGCAAACACGATACTGAGCGCGAATGTTTTTTCAGATGACGTGAATCTATCAGGAAATGTGTTTGATGGTGATGTGATTTTAAATAGCAATGTATTCTCTGGTTCGGTGGTGACGCAATTCGAATCAGTCGGCGGTGAGTTTAATGAAGATGAGTTTTCGAACGATTTTAACATAGGATAAAATGGCAACAGGAACGGCATACGTAGCAGAATTCAACGACCCCTCAAGTGGTAAGTTTAAAACTAATACGACAAAAGATATTGGATCGGATGATCTTAGGGATCTTGTTGAAAGAACAGAGGAGTCATTTTTTAATTTGACGGATGACGCCTATGCTGGTGCTAAAGGTCTCGCCCCCGGAATCAACACGATTGCCAATCTAAAAGCCATTGTAACGGCCGGATCAAGTTCTGTTTTGATAGGCGTAATGATTGCATTCAGAGATACCGGAGACTCCAACAATCTGAAAGTTTATCAACTTGTCACCGGAACTGACGCCGAATCACTTCCTGATGTTGCACGTCCGAATGACTTTAACGCCTCGACAAATCCTAAAGTTTGGATTTACGCTCCTTCAGGCGGGGGTGGAGGTGGAGGTGGAACGATAACGTCTGTCAATGGTGACGTTGGCCCATCAGTTGTCTTGACCGCTGCTGACATCGGCACAACACCGGCGGGCGGATTGTCCTCAACGGATACCCAGGCTGCCCTTAACGAGCTAGACACAGAAAAGGCTCCATTGGATTCGCCCATATTCACCGGCACGCCATCAGGCCCGACGGCTTCTTTTGGCACAAGTACAACTCAGTTTGCAACGACAGCTTTTGTTCAGGCTGCCCTGGCTGGCTTGCTTGACATTCGAGGTACTTTTGACGCTAGCGGCGGAGCTTACCCTACGAGCGCAAGCCCTAACCCTGGTTCCGGTACTGCTGGTGCTGTCCTGAAGGCTGATGCATGGTATATCTCAGTCGGGGGCACTCTTCCAACTGGACAGGTAGTTACTCCTGGAGACCTCATTTTTGCCAATATTGACACTCCTGGCAATACACAAGCAAACTGGTCTCGGATTGAGTCAAATCTGACATACGTGCCCGTGAATAAAGCAGGTGACACGATGACGGGCAACCTTGCATTTGGCGGCACTCAAAAAAATACTGGCCTTGCTGCAGGTTCCGCTGCAGGTGACTCGCTTCGTTACGAGCAGGTCTATATCGACTTCACTGTATTAACCGATGGCGCGACAACCACCTGGGATACATTGGGCCTTCAGAATCCGATAGCAAAGTGGACTATGGGTGCCACAACGCGCACGCTGGCCATGACTAATTTAAAATCTGGCGCGTCTGGATTGCTTGTCGTTAAAGCTGGCGTTTCCGGTGCAATCACGGTTACATTCCCGGCCGGTTCAGTCACCGATGCTGGATCATTGACAACATACGTATTCCCCGATGGAATAAACGTGTTCTATGATCTTTCGTGGTACTATGATGGCGCAACAACAACCATAAAATGGCTGATCGGCGTGAGCAACATAGACACCGATTCAACCTTCGCCGCTAATAGCGATTTACTCGTACCTTCTCAAAAGGCTGTAGCCACCGCGATAGCCGGCATCAACTCAGTAACAAAAATTTACGCATACCAAAACTTCAAATAAATCATGGCAACGAACACAAGCGCAATATTTACCCGCATTCCAAAAGTAGGAGTGGCAACACTGACAGCCGCGAACACCGCCCGGGATGGGTCTGGAACGATCACTACAATAATGGCCGGGGCGGCGGACGGTAGTAGGTGCGACCAAATCACGTTCATGTCAGCTCAGGCCACGGTCGGAGCCAGCGCGAACAACGTCATGCGGGTATGGCGATCCATAGACACAGGCACAACATGGTATCTGTACGACGAACTTGCTGAAAGCGGACTAACGTCGTCCCAAACAGCGGCCGGCGCAAAGAGGGTATTCACGTATCCAAACCGAATTTTCTTGAAGGATACAACACACTTGATCGGCGTGACCATGGGTATCCGGGCTTCGGCATCCGATGATCACGATGTAATCGCAGAAGGTGGAGACTTTACAGCTTAATTTATGGAAGTAGGATTATACGCCTTTCCAAGGCCAAAACTAAATACGGGGATTGTAAACGTCAAAGATTACGGCGTTAAAGGAGATGGCATCTCGAATGACGACGCACTGATACAAGCCGTTATCAATAAATTCCCCGCCGGCACTACGTTTTACTTCCCGTCAGGGACGTACAAACTTGCCGCCAAAATACAGCTCACAAAGCAGGTTCAAATCACCGGACAGTTCCCGCTATTCAAGCCAACCACGAACACTCAGGTTTTCGAGGTGACGAGTACAGGTAGCTACACGAAGTTCTCATTTCTGAAGTTTCAAGGAGAAGGAAAGGACACGGCAAGCCGAGCAAGCCAATATGGAATTTACATTAATGGGGCTGGATACACCGAAACGTTCGGATGCCAGTTCACTGGATTTCCTGGGGCTGGATTTGGGTACACCAACACGCAAACAAACGGCACTTTGGGTGGAACGATTACGGCATGCACGTTCAATGCGAATAAAGTGGGAATAGAATCCCTTTCACGAGGAGAATATTTCTGCATCACTGGTTGCAACGCCTCAAGTAACGATGTCGGTATACGCCAGGCAGGCGGAAACAACCTTGTCGACACTTGTAATTTCAACTACTGTCTCGTCGGCCTTGATATTATTCAGGAAGTGTTCGAACAGCTTTAAGGCCGGTTCAAAATTTTCCTGCAAGCCACTTAGG